ACGACGATGCCACGCGTTTTCAGGGCCATACAGATCGTCTCAATGGTGTGGCGCAGCCGTGTATTCTCGCGCTCCAGATCATCCATGCGGGCGCGTATGGCGTCGATCTCGCTCTGCAGCGCATTGATAACGCGCTCTTGCACCTGATTGGCGGTATGCACGAAGCCACTACGAAACGCGAAGATACCACCGAACAAGGTGGCCAGCGCCAGCACGATGCTCACAATGCTGGCAATGTTATACAATGTCGTGCCCACGACTTTCCTTTCTTTATCCTCGGCGCTACTGGTCGTGATCTCTACCTCTATAGCCCGTTCTACCTGACTGCTATAGCTCCCCTTGACATGCGCTACATGCTGTTTTATCATTATCTTGAACGCAATAGGAATCCTGCTATACCTCGTAGAGGTGTGCGCAGACCATCAATGTGTTCATGGTTTCCCTTTCTTTTCACAGGGGCATGAGGGATCATGCCCCTATAGTCTGTTATACCTGACCGCTATGTCTCCCCAATGCGCTCTACTGCTGGACGCGTAGTCACGATCTCGTTTGATCTCAGTCAAGCGCTTCTCAAACTGCTCCATCCTGTTCTTGCTTGCCTGCAACCACGCCGCTGGAATCTTGGTATCATCCACGCGGTCACGCAGTCCACCATCCTGAAAGTCGAAGTTATCATTGGTGGGCACCTGGTAGGCTTGCATGCAGTAAGCGCACGCGCCCAGCACAATCACATCGCGATGCACCTCGGGAATGGTGCTGCCATTGGCATCCAATTGGTGCTTGGTGGCATAGAACACGCGCATCAGCAGCGTCGTATCCTTGGGCAACTGTGCGGGCGAGAGCTGCAGAGTGAAGCTAGGCGTGGTCGTGCCCACCTGGGTACCGCCACGCCCGACATTGCCCATCGCGCCCATATTGCCCCCAGCAGCCAGCGCATTCGTGCTATCGTACAGATTGCTGTACTCACTGAAGGCCACCTCGATAGGCGGCCACGTCATCACCCCAGAGGTATTGAGCGTGGGCGGCTGCGGCTGCCCAGACAGCGTGCTATCGGAGGCCGTGTCGCTGTACGTGGCAGTGGTGTTATCAGCAATGGTGGTCAGCAAGTACAGCGTACTGCCGCCAACAAGCGTCCTGTAGATATTGCGCCCAATGACGGTGTTGGTGGCAATGCCAGGATTGGCAGGGGCACTCGGTGCAATGGGCAACGCCGAAAGAGTGACCTTCTGATTGCCGCTGCTCGTGGTCACACTGCCCACGGGTGAGGCTGGCGTCTCACCGCCCTGGGTCACGAACGTGACGGCGTACTGATACACGCCAATGGAAAGTCCTGCCCCTGAGACGGCGCTACATGTTGGCGCTGCACTCGGCGCAGTAAAGTACGACCCATAGACCTGCAGCGGATACAGCACGCGCTCTAACCACAACACCGGATAGGCCGCATTCCAACTCGTCGGATACGGATACGTCCGCTGATAAGGCTGCATCTGCATGTCGGTCCAGGCGATATTGGGATAGTACATGGTGTAGACCTCTACGGCTTTGTCAATTCCTCGGTCCAGGTCGGACGTGGCCCAGCGCGGCGTGCCACCGCTGGGGTCAAACAGGTCTTGCCGAACATAGCCCTCAATGTCTGAAAGGATCATGTAATACTCCCCTGGGTGATCGTCTCTTTGGTGCGCCCAGATTTGGGGCCCAATTCATTGTGCCCTGCATTGGCCTGCAGCGCGCACCCACCTCGGTAGGGGCCCAATTCATTGTGCCCACGCCCAGGGCACGATGAAGCGGGCCCCTACCGATCTTGCCATTGAATATCAGGAGACAGAGCTGGCTTTCTACACGATGGAATGGGCAGAGGATAACAGACACATCAAAGAGGTGAAAACAGGGACATCCACATCTGATAATTTGGGTCAAACGTGGATTGCTCCTACAAACTGGAAATTCTTTCCTAGAGTATCGTCAACTCTCCACCATGCCAGTCGGATGGCCTGGGCGGGTAGGGAAGCCAGCGCGGAACGGTACGGTGATAACGCTGGTAACAAAGCGATCTCAGAACAACCATAGACATTCCCTCCCTGCTTGAAGCAAGCCCACCTTCCAACGTCTAGTCCAAGTATACCAGATGTGGGGCGGATTTCCCAGGCGATGAATCGTCAAGCGTCACATTTTCGCATGGAGCGTGGATGGGCGAGCATGGCGACCGCAAGGGATCGCCACTACGATACAAGCATCAACGGCACCTCGTGTATCGTAGTGGCGGGCCTTGCGCCCGCCATACCCGCTACTCAGCGATCACCTGATAGAGAGCAGGGTGTGCGGTGAAAGACACGGCCGCTAAGAGCTTCTGGACTGCCTCTGAGCTTATAGCTGCCTGCAATTGTTGTGGGGACTCCCACTGGGCGACATTGATGAAACGAAACTTCGCCTGTGGGTCTAAGCTCTTGTGGAGTCGCGTCGAGAGAAAGCCAGGCGCACGTCGCATGTGCCCGGCTACTTCATGCCACGCCTTGAGGAAGCGCTCTTCCTCGCCTGCTGGGACCTCGAAGGGATTGATGAGAACGACAGGTTGCATAGCTTATGTCCTTTTCTTTTACTCTTGAATACAAACGTTATGTCGTGATATATCATATTAGTAAATAAGCTGACAAGTAAGCAGGTTTTAAGGTGAAAAGTGAGCAGCACAACCATCGACAGTCTGAAAAGCCGCTCCAGAAGGAGATTGTTGTGTACGGAAGGTGTAAATTCGAGGGCGTTTGCTGCGTTCGTCAGCGAGAGGCCCGCATGCAGGATCGATTGGGGATGTCACTCCTGGCGGCGGTTTAACCCCCAACGCTTTGGCGGCGGATAGACATACCGGGCAATCGTTGTCGACACCCAGCCAATACAAAAGCCGAAAAAGACCAATAGGACGCTCCGCACACGCTGTCTGTCCCCGACCGCCAGTGCGCGGAGGAGACCAACTCCCCAGACGATGGCGAGGCCAGCGCTGTAGCCCCAATAGTTTTTGGATTGAAACATCTTATGCTCCTGTTCCTTGCGAAGGACACAATTTACAACTTCTAGAAGAAATATAGCAGATGGGGAGCGTTTTTCCCAGGCAACGAAGCATCAGTTGCATGCCGATTGCTCACTCTTCGCGCTTATTACCAATATTGTATACGAGTGGAAAGGTTGGTGTGTTGCAGGAGACAGGCATATGTTGTGTTTTGTTTGGTTATCAGGAGATAGCCGATGAACTAGCTCTTTCCACACTTCCAGAGGATCAGAAGCGTCTCATCTTGCGCTCTACGCTGACTGCCTTTCATCTCAGGCTTGCGGAGGCGGCGCAGCAGGCAGGAGTCATTAATCCTCAAGACTTCGCTACCTTCTACGACCATGGGTATATGGGACTCTATGGAGGTCTCAGAGAAAATGATATTCATGTTCGTAAGGGCCTCACCGAAGATCACCAGAAGATCTCGGACTATATGGGTAGCGAGGAGTTGGGTGCCAACATCTTCCGCGCTACCCAAACCGATGCTAAATTACGGCGCGATCAGGTGAGCATGGCAGCCCTCGCTCTTTGATGAGTCATCAAGTAGCAACGACTAGTCCCTATGCATGCTCCGCCCCCCGCGCCAGCGGGTTCACCGCGGCATGCGTCGCGTCCTTACCCGCATTCATCTCACGCACCATCGCCTCAATAGCCGCACTCAGCAGCGTAGGATAGTTCCCTGGCAGCTTCAACTCCGCCAGCATCGAGGCTGCCATTTGCATAGCCATGTCTTTTTTGTTGGCACTGCCCGCGTCAGCATAGAGCTGCTCCACATAGCAACTGGCCAAGTAGGCGATATGGTCAATCGTCGCACGCTGCTTCTCTGGCAGACGCGACGTGATGTCATGATAGGCCCAGACGCAGGCCGCGATGATCAGCGGCGCGAACAGGGGTACTAATGGCAGAAAGATGCTCTCGAACGTGGTGATGAGTTGGGCGTGATCACTCATACGTGCTCCCTCCATTTGAATTGGCGTGCTGGTGCCGCAATCTGCACGGCTTGCGTTTCGACCGTGGGCAACTGCGACACCTGCGTGCCCTCTCGTTCCATTCTGTGCTCCATACGTGTCAGACGCGTGTCGATGTCGTGCAGGCCAAAGAGCATGACCACGATGGCCACCACGGTCACTGCCGCGAACACGACGTTGATGAGATCCATGATTGTCCTTTCTGGGCGTGGGCGCGGTGAACCGGGCCCCTACGGGGTTGGTGTCTCGGTAGGGGCCCGATTTATCGTGCCCTGGTTCATCGTGCCCCGATTTATCGTGCCCACGCTTTGATCGAGGCGGCGCTCCAACTCCATCATCTCGACACCCGTCCACTGCTCACACAAGCCAGCGCGAGGGGTCCATTCCAGCGTCGTCTTGCGGAAACGTTGGATGGAGCCGCCGCCCAAGGCCGCGTTGCTGCGCTCCAGTTGCTCGCGGTGATGCTCATTCTCCAGGGGCCAGTTGTCCGCCGCCCACGGGTGCGACAACACGTAGCTGCGAAAGCCCTGGATGACCACATAGCCATTGGGAGCGTGCAACACCCCCTTGGCCGTGTCGTCTCGCCAGCCAGCGGGCACCAGACTGTTGTGCTGCAGGTAGGCGAACAACTCTTCCCAGGGGTAGGGCCCGGGACACCTCGCACGCGTCACCGGGTCCAGGCTGGCATGGCTGGCAATGCCCCCATGCTCATCTGCGGCACGCATCGGGATACCGTGCCGACGGCACACGTGCTCAATCAGTTGGAACGAGGCAGACTTCTGTGCCTCGCTGAGCTGATCGGCGTTGTCGAAGCTGGCCTTGACGTGCTCGATGCTGATCGTGACATTGTTCGGATTGACAGAGCCGAGATGCTGCCAATAGGCTGCATGCCCAGCCGAGAGCACCCCATTGCCCCAAGCCCCATCCGCCTCGGAGACACACTGCACCACCAGCCCTTGCTGATCGACAATGTAGTGACTCGACACCGGGTTCTCACTTCCTTGCGTCGATTGGAAGTAGGTGGCAATCTGCGCCGCGCTGATCCCACCAGCCGTGCCGTGCAGCACCACGTAGCGGGGCGTGTGGCCCTCGCGTCCCGCAAAAAAGTTGCTGTTCGGCAGCCAAGTGGCTCCCGCTTCTTCAGGCATCTGCATTGCTCCTTTCACGCGTCATTGCTGGCACTACCTGGAGTAGCGATCACATCGGGGCTGCCCTGAGCATGGAAACTGCCACTGGTGTAGCTCGTGTTGAGCACCCCGTTGATAGTCGTGGCGATGTTGGCAAAGGTCTGTGATCCCGATGCATCCACACGCACAAAGGTCCCATCTTGCGGCAGCGCCCCATCGGAGGTTTGCTGAAAAATGGCGTTAGTGCGCAAGTTCCAATACGACCCAACTGGGGCCGTCTGGCCGCCATTGTAGCGGCCCCATGTCAGTTCTGCCAGATCAAGCATCGTCGTCATATCCTTTCAGATCGTGTACTATAGGCAGCAGCGGTGCGCGAGCTATGCCGTTCTTGTATCCCCACCACCTTTCCGAGCTTGCGCACGGCACGGCTCCTTCAGGGCACTATGAATTGGGGGCACGATCAATCGTGCTCCTACGAATATTCCGCGTAGGTAAACGTGACCACCCAGTACCCCGCTGCTGGGATGCTGGGAAACAGCGCTACCCCATTGGCAAACCCCGCTGGTAGCAAGATCACCTTGAAGTTGGTCAGCATCTCACGAAAATCTGCCGTTGGAGCCTGGAAGAAGTCGAACACATTGCCGCTCTGTGTCGCAGCTCCGTTGACGTACGAGAGCGTACTGGCAATGGCAGAGGTCACTCCGCCCGCCTTCATGTTGTAGACATTCATGGCGGTGCCCAGCGCCGGGTCCGTCGCGGTGAGCGTGGCGTGCCCCGCAATCAAGTTGTTATTGAGGCCCATCTTGATACTGTAAATCAAGATGTTCTTGCCTGAATTGGCTGGGTTGAACAGCGAGACGCCGGTGGTCAGCGCACCCGAGGCCAGCACACGCGTGGTGGTAGCACTGAACACTTGCCCATTGCGTGCCATCGTCTGCGTGTTCATCTCAACCAGGGCGCTGCCATCGGGATTCATAAAGCCTGACATGTTCTGTCCTCCCGTGGGGCACGATCAATCGGGCCCCTACGCCGCACGGTACCATAATGAGGTGCCGCTGTCCCACACGAACTTACGCGCTTGTAGTCCTGAGATCGCTGGTTCGGTCGCACTATCGGCCACATTGGCGGTTGCCGGCGTGGTGTTGAAGGTCACGGAATTTCCCGCCGCCGCTTCGTTAATGACCCAGACCTCTTGGCCTGGCAACGTTCCTGCCTGCAAGATAATCCCCGTGACCGCTGCCCCAGGTGCCACACGCGCAACCCCGACGCCACTGGTCGTAATGGTAGCCCCATTGGTGAGGACGGTAGCCGTCGCACTCTGCACCGTGGCGATGGTGCCATTGACCGTTTGCGGTGTGGCGTACCAGAGGAAATTGACGCTGTTCCACACGTACAAGCGTGCGCAGAGGCCCGGGATCACATCATTGATGCCATCGGCCACGGCGGACGTCCCACTCGCGGCAAACGTCACCGTATTACTGACCGCCGCCTCATTGGAGACCCACACCTGCTGTCCATTGACGGTGCCCGCTTGCAGAATAATGCCTGTGACGGCGCTGGCAGGGGCGACGCGAGCAATGCCCACGCCGCTGGTCGTAATCGTCGCCCCGTTGGTAATGGCCGTTGCGCTGGTGCTGGCTAATGGCGCAATCGTGCCATTCTTGAGCTGCAACGCCAGCGTGGTGTAGGCATCGCTAAACATGGCCAGCGCTGCCCCATTGGGCAGCTCCACGCGTGCGTTGACGGTGTTGACATTCATCACGTCAGTGAGGCCATCCGTGAACGTGGCTTGCTTAGCATTTTGGATCTGTGCCATGGTCGCTGTGTCCTTTCCTGCTCAAATGCCGCGATAGAGGCCACGGTAATCAACACACGCTCCGCCGTACTCGTGTCTACACTTATAGCTTATTGCATCTTGAGTGAAATTGAGCCCGAACAAAGGCTGATCCTGCACGAACAGTGCAGGGTTGACTTGCCCACCCACAAAGCCCACCTCAATCGTATCAATCTCGCGTGGATCGCCAATCAAAAACCACTGCGTCGTACTGGTAAGTTGCGGCGAGACAATCGGAGTCACATAGCCCAGCATCGGGTTAATATCGTTGTTGTTGGAGCCAGGCACCCCCGCACTCTTGGTGACCACCATCGCCGTCCATTCCAGTTCTGGCGGCACGACCAGGAAGCGCGGACGCAAGCCCATGCGCTTAGAGGCATAGTTGGTTTGCTCACGCATCGCGGTGATGCCCGTCTGCATCGCAGCCGTGGAGAGTGCCGAGGACCCCAGGTTACTATGGGGCGCGCCACTGGTGAACAACGCATTGCCGTCGTAGATGTTGGGGTTGGTGGACAGAAAGCCGTAGACGAACTCGGCCAGGGTGTAGGCCGCGGCTACCGCCAGCTTCGTCGGAATCTGCTTAATGGCTTGCAGATCGTCATTCAAGATCGTCTCACGCGACACGGTGACCAGGTTCCCACGCTTCTGTGGCACGTAGGTGGCCGCCGAGTCAGTCAGCGTCACTGCTGTATAGGCCGTGTCTTCGGGGACGATGGCAAGACTGCCAAAGGCACCCAGGCGCACGCGACTTTGCTGCTTGAAGTCCCGAATGGGCACGATGGTACAAAATTTTTGCCATTCAGCGGGCCACGCCTGATAGTCCTTGAGCAAGCGCTTATTCATCGACGTGCCCAGCAAGTACGAGAACGACGCGGTCGTGGTGTCCGCTTCAGTGATGCGCGCCAGCGGCGCACTCTCACTCACGCGGATGTTGCCCAGGTTGGAGCGCTCGGAGAAGGCCACAACGGAGCTATCGCCCGTGACGCGTGCATAGGCGTCACGAATAGAGCTAAACGCTCGCACATTGCCCAGCTTCGTGGTATCGATGTCCAGGCCAAACATGGCATCAAAGGCTGCTTGTACCTTCTCAGCTTCGGTAATCTGCCCGCTGATAGCGGGCTTTTCGTAGCTGTGGCCGCGCACAATGCCGTCGCGGGTAAGATTGGCCATCATGGTCAGCGCGGCAGTCATGTCGGCATCAAGTTCTGTCTCCTCAAAGACGCGCCCAGTAAAGCGCCCCTTGATCTGCTCTTTGACAGCCCCAGGTAAGATGCTCTCTTGCAGACGACGCTCCAAGAGCAGCCCTGCCCGTTCCAGGCGAGCAGTGGCCATCAATTGCTCCACTTGGAGACGTTGTTGCTCTAAGAGGTGTTGCTGCTCAAGAATGTGGCTTGGCGTTGGTGACGCGGTCGGTGGTGGCGGAGCCTGCGGTGTTGCAGGAGCCTGGGTGTCCTGGCTCTCTGGCACCGTTTCTGTGCCTTGGGACATCGGGATGTTCTCTCCTTGTTCTTCAGAATGTAATATGCGCCGCAATGCTCCCCCAGCGCTGGGACGAGTCACAATATCGCACGAGTTGAGCGAAGCAATACTGTTGACTTCTTTGGCACGCGTGGTCTCGTTGAGCTGCCAGTTGCCAAAGATGTCGATGGACAGCCCGATCAGCTCAAGCCGACCCAGGGTGCAGGCTTCCGCAATCAGCGACCACAACCAGTCAGCCGCCTCAAAGATGTGCAGCGTGGCATCGACGCGCCCGACACCATCACTTGGGGCAATGACCTGTGCATCATGGTAGAAGCCCACCACGTCACGCACACTGCGCGTCGCTGCGTCAGCGCTGGTACGTGCATGGTCAGCATAGGCATGTGCCCCCTCAATCAGGTGTGCGATGCTCTGCAAGGCCGCCTCATTGTAGGCGTAGCCATTCTTGGAGGTGCCGCCCTGGATGACGGTCACGCGCACCTCATGGCCCGCCTGGTCAAGCGTTTGCCCTTCGATGATCTGGCCGACGATGCTGATGTGTTCGTGTTGCTCCACGCTGCTCATCGCCGCTCCTCAGCGTGCAGCCCGTCCATCAGCAAGGTCATACGGCGAGATCGTGTGTTATTCATACCGGACTGGTCCATCATGACAGCGGGGTAATCCTTGTCTGCCACCAAGGCATGGCCTGGTGTGCCATCCATCACGTCGAGTGCTGAGCGGTCGAGATCCCCTGGTCGGCTTGTCATATGCACCTGCTGTGTCAAATCAGGGTTCTGCAGATCGGGCACCAGCGGGTCTGGCAGCAGCGGGGAATGATTGACGGCCAGCCCGCTGGGCGTATCGTAGGACAAGAGATCTGCCGTTTGTGGATCCACGGTGAGCACATCGTTGCCTTGGATATCCAGGCCGTAAGGACGATGGTACTCCGACAGATCAGGGTTCACCGGATCCGCGCTCCATTCGGGCATGTAGGTGAGACCCGGTCCGGTGAGATCAAAGCCCTTGAGGGCAGGCACACGCATATCGGGCACCCCAAAGTCTGGGCCATGCACCGCGAGGTCTCCCATACCGCGAGCTACCACCTCCGGTGGAGGCACCCCCTCGACGCCTGCTAAGTTCAGGCTGGGGATGATGTTGTCAGGGTCCACACCGCCCATCTCCGGGCTGCCATGCAAGCTGTACTCCATCGGCAGCGGCTTGGCGACCTCTGGCATCGGCTGCACAATGCTGCTGCCACTGGCAACGTTCCAGCCGCTCTCGCCTGCTAGGTTCAGATCCGGTACCCGCCCACCAGGTGGCATGGGATACTCTGGGCCATCCTGCCTCCTTGCCATTTCATCCATTAACGCATCCTTCTGAGCAATGCTCGTATGTGTGTTCCCCCAGGCACAAGACCCACGGGGAGCGCCTCAATCACTTCGTATTTCTGTGCTGCCGATACTGCCCCACTCGTTGCTGTCGGCGTATCGGCGATAAACACCACACCTGTAAACGAGGTGCCCAGCGGCGCAATGAGCACCTGGTCAAACGCTGGCACAGGGCGTCCCCCGGAGGCCGAGAGGATTTGTGGGTCCACCACCTGCTGGGGGCGCAGAATCACCGAGGTCGCCGTGTAGCTGTACGTCCCTGCGGCAAGCGTCACGAACACCACCGTCTTTTGCCGACTGGCGAACGTCTTGAGCGTCACCGCTTGGATCTGCGCTGCTTTGCTGCTATTTAAGGGCATCTCTACGCTCCCTCAAGATGCAACTGCATCTCATACACCGCCCGCTGGGCTTCATAGTGCGCACTGCTGCCAATGATGCGTACCGTGCCCGCTTGCCCCGATCCCGTGGGCGCAGCGCTGTCGGTGAGCGTGACACTATCGAGCAGTTGCAGCGCTGGATTAGCGGGCACGGTCACCGTATGCGCCACCTGGTCACGCTGCTCTTGCGCCAGCAGAAACGACGCCTTGCTCTGGCACTGCCCCGTCGTGGTCAGCTTCTGATCCGTATGGTGCAGCACGCGCTCCACCCCCACTAGGGTGACGTGCGCATCATCGTAGGCTTCCGCCGTCGTCAGCGCACCCAGTGTGCCACCGACGGGCGGTTTGCCGCTCACAATGATGTGATTGCCGCGCACATCCTCGGTGCCAAACGAGACCAGTTCCATCTCGGGCTGATACGTCCACACCGAGGAGGCACCCGACGACCGTTCCATCACCTGCAGCGTCTCATCTTGATCCAGGTAGTAGGCTAGCGCATAGGTGCTGCACAGTTCATCCAGACAGGCCCGATAGCTTTGCCCCGCGTGCAGCACGAAGACGGGGATCGTCTGACTCATCTGTGAGGTCGTCGGCAACAGGAGCGAGAACAGCCCCGCTCGCGCCGTGATCTCGCTGATCAGCCAGGTGAGCGTCTGGTTGCTATACGTCATTTGGTAGCGCGAGACCAGGTCCAGGTTGCGCGACAGGTCGTAGGCCACAATGCGCAGGTGGTTCTCGTCGGGCGTGCGCTCAAAAAGCACACTGGCGATGTGGTAGGTGCCCACTTTGACCACTTCAACTGTCGTGGGCGGCGTGCCCGTCTTATAGCCCTCCGAGAGTACCAGGCTCGTATTGGGTCCCAGTGGCTGCGTCGTCGTGCCTCCCGTATTGACCAGGCTGTTGTAGACGCCCTTGTTGTTGTCAAGCGTCACCTCCAGACGGCCGGGTTTGCTCTCGCGCTCAGTGCGTGTGTAGGAGAGCACGGCAGCGCTCACATCCACGTACTGCGCGGTGTTACTCTGACTATAGGCCGCCGCGCTGTAAATACTAGGCATGCTGCTGACATAGTAGCGTGTGCCGCTTGACCCACTTTGCGGGGCAGCCAAGCGGAAGGCATTGGCCCCGTAGAACACGTTGATACCATGCACAATCAGCCCATTGGACCAGTGCCGCAGATCACTACTCTGCCGCAGGCGGGGGTAGCTGTACACCGACCCCGTCATCAGGCCACTGTCCGACTCGATGCAGCACAGCGTGTACAGTTGCGTGCTGCTGTCGTAGGACAGACGAGGGCTCACCCGCCCAATGGCGCTACTGGTCGACGGGGCGATGGGTGGCAACTGCGTCCACCCCGTCCCCGGCACGTAGGTCGCCGAGAGCAAACTGTAGCCGTCGCTGTAGACCAGCGTGTAGGTGGTGGTGACCACGTTCCACACCACGGCCACGCCCAGCCCTTGGGTGATGGTGGACAGCGTCCACGCCGAGAGCGCCGACCAGCTCGTGCCGTTGTAGGACGACAAGCCCATCGCTTCGCCGCCCGTCACGTCGTAGAGGAAGAACACATCGTTGTTGCCCGCGCTGCCGATGCCCTTGGTGAGCGCCCCCCCAGGCGGCGAGAGCACGGCCACCGGACCGGTCCAGGTGGCCCCATTGTCGGTGCTCGTCCAGGCCCAGACGGCATTGCCCCCCGTGCCCTGCTGGGCAAAGGCCCGCAACGTCCCGTTCGTGTTCGAGATCGCGCAGCCGCCATCCTGAAAGCAGGTGTTGATGCCCCCTGGCAAGGTGGACCAACTGGCCCACTGCGTGCCCACGCTGGCATCAGTGACCCGCTGCACATAGGCTGTTTGCGTAAACTGCCCGCCGCTGCGGGTGACCGTGACGCGCACGATGCTGCCATCAGTGGCAACGCAGGCGTCCTGCCACGCGTCGGGGCTGCCAGGCGACTGAAGAGGCGCATAGTGCAGCAGATGATCCTGTGCCGTCAGTGTGAGTGCAGGCGTACGCGACGTGGCAGTGATGGCTGCACGCAAGGTGCTGCTCAGCGAACGAACCATTGGGTGTGTCCTTTCGGAAGGGGTGCGCCTCAAGTTTTTGCATGGCGGGCGCAAGGCCCACCACTACGATACACGAGGTGCCGTTGATGCCTGTATCGTAGTGGCGATCCCTTGCGGTCGCCATGCTCGCTATTTCTCAGCGATTACAGTCGCTGGACCCTCAATCTCCCCGCGCATCTGGCGCATAATCGCCGTCATCAGCACCGAGGTGCCGCCCTGCGGCGTCTCGGCTTCACACTGCTGTCGAAGGTGCAGCATGCGCCCCTGCTGTCCCATCAACTTCACCGCCAGATCCAGCCGCTCTTTGCTACTCATCTCGTCCAGTTCCACACCACCCATCAAGTCCTCGATGGTTTGCTCAATGCGTCCCAATTGCCGATTGACACGGGTGATGGTATCATTCATGCGTTCGTCCATATCTGCACCTCGCTTTAGATGATGTAGCCATAGGTAAACAGGTTCAGCGTGCAATTGGCCCCGTTGGCCTTGATATCAATGCGCCCCTGACTATCCAGCGGCAGCATCCCCATGCCGTTGAGTGTGCCATTGGCCGTCTGCAGATCGCCAACGCTGCACGTCTGCGACAGGTTGCCGCCGTGTGCCGCCAAGTCGATGTGTGCAGGCACGGTGGCCGCTGTGAAGTACGCTTTGAACAGCACCCCCAGCGCACCAGAGGGCAGCCCTGAGAGCGTAAACGTCTGCGTTGTCCCAGCGTTGATCGTCGTATTGCTGATCTGCTGCGTTGGCGTAACAAAGGTCACCCGGCCTGGCGGTGGCGTAGGGACCCCGCTGGTGCCATTGGCGTACAGCGCAAGCACCACGGCGTCGTTGGGGTTCTGCTCATCGAAGAACAGCACCGCACACAATGCCCCCACCTGCGCACTCGTGCCATCCATGTGCGTGGCAATGGGCACACCCGTCAGTTGCGTGGAAGTCGCCTCCATAATCAGCACCGAAGCCGTGTAGGTCGAGGCATTGAAGCTCGTCAGAATGCCACGTCGTATGACTTGTGCCATAGTGACCTCCTCCTAGAACGGTTGATGTTCGCCCGTCACACGCAGCGTGCTATCACGATGCGCCGCGTGCTTGGGTGCGCGATGGTGTGTCGTATGATGGCCGTGATGGTGCGCAGCATGGTGACCAGCGTGGCGCTGTGACAGGTGCGTTCTGCCAACCGCAAGAACAGAGGCAACTGCGGCATCTGTCTGGCTAAACCCTGCAAGCGATGTCACACCAGCACTTGCATCGAAGACCAACGTGCCACCTTGGCTGGGTGGCACATGAAGATGGTTCCCACTGCTCATGAATCATCTCCCAAAGGCAAGGCACGCTGAACCGGGCCCCTACCAATGTCAAAAAGGCGAGGGCAGCGTACACCGACTCAACGCCTGGGTTGCCCTGTATCTTGTGCCGCAATGCGTGCGCGCTCCTCGTGGACATCCACCTCCTCGCCCGCAAACTGAAAGAGCAAACGCATTGCCGTCTCATCCGAAATCCAGCCTTGCCCTTTGGCAGCAGCGAGCGCGCTGACCATCGTATTGGTGCCAACTGCCAACGTCTGCCCTTCGCCGCTATCAATCTCAGGCATCAGCACCTCATAGCTCGTGTCCAGACGTGGCCCAAGCTTGCCCACGCGCTGCGCCTCAGCGATCACACGGTCGAGCATCGAGCGCAGCAGGTACTTCATCGTGTGCTGGCGACGCTGGAAGCGCAGCAGCGTCGGCAGGCTCATCTCAGACGCCGTGGCCCGGTTCCCATTGTCCCCATCGCTCATGTAATGCTCTGGCAGCATGGCCCCTGTACTGTTTCCCACTTGTGACAGTATGGTTCACCTACTGCGATACCTACCTCCTGCATAAACGCTATGTCTTCCATGCTTAACGTGTCAGGAATATCGCATGAGCTAAGTACCTGGCGGGTTACACCGACCTTTCGCGCCTGGACGATGATAGCCGCCCACGTGCGGCGCGGCATTTTTGCAAGTATCTCCTCTCGCGGGGCAGTGGGATAAAGCTCCCCTATAATCTTATTCTCAGCATCCGTCCATGTCTTATGTCCCCCTTTAGGACGGAAAATATAGGTTCGCTCAACTCCCCACTGCGGGTCAAGCCAGTCAATTTCAAGCCGTAGCCAGTGGGCGGTCATTTCATCAAGGTACACGCCTTTCACCAGGACATCGGCAAGGGATTGCTGGTGTTCAAAAGGTATCCGCTCCCACTCGCTTCCCAACCTGTCAGCCAACAGGTAGTACTCCATGAGCTTTTTGGTTTTCTGGTCGGATGAAAGGGCAACTAATTTTGCTTCCAACTCCTCTTTTTGGGAAGAAAGCATGTCGTATTTGGCGGCCAGTTTCTCACGAAGGGGCTTTTTTAACTTATCAGGCGGTAGGGAAAGTGAAACGAGTGTGCCTTCCATCTGGCGGTCAATTTCCGCTAACTGCTGTTTGATTGACCCTGTGATTTGGTCGCGCTCTTGTTGAAGCTGTGTTGCGTACTCGCGGTAGTGTTCATAACGTTTGGTTTCTCTCATGCGCTCTACCAAGCGGGAAGAAAACAGGTCATCAACCTCACGGCATGGGGTAGCAGCGTGGTATTTGAGAACCAACCGCTGATCTTTCTGCTCAATAATGTAAATCGGCTTGTCTGTTAGCCCTGATGTGGACACATACACCCGCCCGCCGTTTCGAGAGCCGATCACATTTTTCAAAAGCGCGGGGATAGGCTCTTTTCTGCTGTAGCGGATATAGCCGTGTTTCTCCTCGTTTCGCTCGCCGTTTATGAGGTAGGGAGAGAGACGGTTAAAGGCATACCAGAACAGGTCTTGCTCTACAATGGCGTCGTGGTTATCCTTACTCACAACCTCACCCATATGTATCCAGTAGCCAAGATACGCAACATTGGTTAAAAGCCCAATGAGTCCTGGGCGGGAAATGTGGTAGCCGCCTGGCACTTGTTTGAGGTGGTACTGCGTAAGGCATTTTGCTACGTCAACATCCGCTTCAAACTCAGGAAACACAAACGGGAGGTTTTGTAGCTCGCGGCATAGTGTCCGTAGTTTCCCGTTTAACTCCCAATAACGCCTGAAAAGCCACCGAACGATTTTTGCATGTGGCTCGTACACGATGAACTTGCGGTAAGTGGGGTTAGGGATAATCTTCCCCTCAACAACGATAGTTTCCTCGCGGTCAACGATAAAGCCAACAGGAATAGCGCGTCCCGCGTACTTGCCACTTTCAGACAGGCGGTTTTTGGCTCCGTGTAAGCGTTGCACGACATAGTCTCTGAGGTAATCTGCCGCCTCTTCGCATCGCCAGCGAAACTGCTTGACATGGAAGGGGTTGGTAAAGTCGTAGGTCATGTGCGGGGTGACTACTTTGACGCCGTGACGCTTGCACACGTCAATAAAGACATTGTACTGGATGCCTGTTTCGTCTCGAAACAGGCGGTCTTCTAAAAAGACAAGGACTGTTTTAATAACACCCTTCTCAATGTATTCAATAAGCGTTAGTAGCCCCTCGCGCTGGTCAATGCGAAGCTTTCCTGATTTTGCTAAGTCCTGGGTGAACAGAATGATATGGTCTTCATCCCAACCTAAGCGTTTGGCAAAGGCAACCAAATCATCTGTTTGCATTTCCGTTGACTGGCGGTAGGCTTTCACCTGGTAAAGCGTACTTTGTCTGGCATAGATACCAAGTCCTGCGTCAATGTCTAACTCGGCTGGTATCCATCCCATTGCTGGCCGCTCATTGCTGTTGTCTTTTTTCCTGGGTTGGAAGTTCCTCATGGTCTGTCTCCTCTAGGTACTCTGCAATACTGATAAGCACACGGCATACCCGTTCGATGTCAAGGCGTGAAAAGTCTGGGGTCGCTATCCGAATGGAGACAGCATGAGATACGGGTGGTTCTGAGGAAGAAGTGATAGGCACGGAAGGCTCACTTTCTGTAACGTGAACCTACCTAAGCCTACAAACCATTTCGAGCTTGCCCAAAATGGTATAATGAGGCTAATCGCTTCTGTGGTAGGCTTGGAAGGCTCACAGAACGGGAGGACTGCTCTGTGCTGGTAACACAGGCAGTCCGCTTTATTTTCTTTCCTCATAGTATACCCACAAGATGATAACCTTGACAATATCAAACATTTGACCTACTTAAACTGGATAATACGGGGTCGGGCTACAAAGACAACATCTACAAGTAGGGTCTTCCCCACAAGCGTGATAGCGGTTACTTTCATGTATGGGGGAATGGTGTAGGTGACATACTGGCACGTCCAGAAAAGCTGTACAACAGTGTTGTTGACCTGAGATGACTCATAACATGGTTTTGCCAGCATCTCGTGTCTGCGGGCTTCCTGCATTGCCAGAGATGATCTTGCCGTGTCCGTTGCGGTCTGTGTATCTTGTGGAGTCACTACCTTTACAGAGTAGGCATTGTGGCCGCCATGAAACGATGTAAGGTTGCGGATATACAAAGATGCTCCGTAGACCTGATTAATGGCGTAGGCTGAAATATTCCCTTGCGTTCCCGCCACAATTGCATGGGCTTGCAGAATGGCAGTTCCGTATGCGGGCGGGTTGCCAGAAGGTACAACCGCCGATGAGTCAATGACAATCTCTATACCTTCCTGTGTGGTGAAAATCATGCCTGCGGGGATATTTTGCTGCAAAATAGAGCCGTTATATATGGTGAGTTGTCCGCGAGCCTTCGTAGCTGGATAGGTTTTGATGCCTGTTGGGATAATCATTTCTGTTGTTATGAATGTTTGCAATGGCAAGAAGTGAGCAGGAAGCGTTAAGCGTTCGTGTTCATAGTAGGGATGATAGGCTGAGTAGACCGTTACAGCCACTAGCCCGACTAGACACAGAAACCCACCGAGTAAGGGAAGAACAGCGTATGGCTTCTTTGGTTCTTCCCGAACTACATACAGGTGAATAGTTTCGATGTTCTCATCTACCGCTTGCATACGAACCCTCCTACTGTTGCGGCTTAAATTGTGTTCCGTCGCTCACGTAAATAATCTCCTGGTCGCCGATGTGGACGATCATTTCTTCCTTACCGTTGATCATTTTGAACTCACCCGTTACTGGCACTAAATCGGCGTTGTCCATGACAAGCGTCGGGCCTTTGTAAATCCTGGCGTGTGCTGAGTCGCCATGAGGAAGTTCAATGATCTGAACTGTTCCGTTGAGGTTTAAAAATATGTAGTGAGACGGATGATCGGCTGAGTCGCCTTGATAGACAACTGCATCCGTCTGATAGGTTCTAGGGAAGCCATAGGTTGCATCCAATTGGTGATTGCTCCACCACTGGCTAAGTGCATTAAACGCAAAGACCAGAAGGATGGCAACGATCATCCCGATACCAACAAAGGTGAGCCAGGGTATGTGTCGTTTCGGTTTTCCCTGGTGAATGATGATGCGTTGGTTGCCTCGCTCTATGACCTGCTCGCCTTGTGGGATTGTGTAGCGGCGTACACTGGTAGGAAGGCGGGTATCGTAAATTCGGTCGTCTTCTTCAACCTCTACTTCGGGTGGTGCGGTTGCGCGTCGTTTGATGGGTTCGTAGGGATATCCGACTTGCTCTCTCATAGCGCTTGCCTCTTTCAATTGACAGGCAAGGCCATTGACTATATACTTTGCATAGACCTTTAGCCTGTCCTGGCAGCACAAAGCAGCGTGAAGCTATACTCTGTGCTGCACCTGTTTCACAACAGTAAAATGGATGGGTTTTTGTAGTGTTGGTACTGCTGATACTTGGAAGGTGGAGCAGTACTCAACAGATGTAGAAGAGGTCTCTTGAAGCGTTCAGATGCCAGTCTGGACGCTTCTTGCGTGCATAGGCATGTCTCCTTTCTGGCTATGCAACGGTGTCTAAAACAGAAGAAGTACTACGGGTTATGAGTAGATCGTGAGGTTTTCGATATCCTCTACTTTTAACTCCTGACCTAATGCCTGTCCCAACGCTTCGACAATTGCGATTGCTTTCAACTCTTGCACTGGTAAGCCGTTTTCTGCTCTGCTGACTGTTTTTCCATCCACGTTTGCCGCTCTCCCTAGTGCCTCTGCTGAAAGCCGTGCTTTAATACGCAACTCTTTAAGCGTTGCCATTAAACTAAAACTCCGTTCCGAGGTTTCCGCGATATCCGAGATAGCACGGATAAGAATAAGTATACGGATGGAAGAATATGAAGTCAATCGAAAATGGGGTCACTTTTGCTTTTGTTGAGGTTATCTTTCAATTTTCTAATGTAGCGCAGATAGTTTTGTTTACGTCGAGCTTCTACCTCTGCAAGCAGTTTTTGCCGCGCTGCTTTTTTCTCCGTTAAAGTGGCAGGAGATAAAGGTATTCTATTGCTGTGAACGAAGCCATATTCACTCATAAGCTGAGCACGATTGTAGCACCTGAAAAATGGGAAGTAAACAAGGGAACGCCTGCATCAAGTAGCATGGCATATTCACGCAGTTGAGCAGGCGCAATATGTTCGTGCAGAAATCAAGCAGACTATATTCACTTCCACTACCCTGCGGGTAAAAAGGTAGGTTCTGACTATCCTTACTTGCTGCAAAAAGGTAAAAAGAAACCGCGCTAGATTTCCATGTACCCGCATCTAAGGTAACTTCCCTATCCGTCTCCTCATACCAGTTGAGGACTACCATAATAAAGACGGGTCTACTTTTCAAGCAAGTTAGTCAAGCGGTTCAAACCTCTCCCACGTACTCTTTTCTGCACCAAGTTTGAGCAGGTGGGTTAATGCCTCTATCGCATCGTGAGACAAACTAATAGCTCGCGTCGCCTGCTCAGGCTCTATAGTCTCTCCATGAAGTGCTGCGTTTGCAATGGTAATGATCTCTTGCAATGTGGTAGCTAAGGAAATATCAAGTATCCCTTGTTTTCGTAGGCTCTGAACCATTGGGCTAAGGCCAATCGGGGCTTTCTTCGCTTTTTGAGGAGCGGATTGTGCATAGAGCGCCTTTATCAGCTTTTCAATATCCATTCTAATTTTAGCAAGTGCCAGTGAGGGGTTAGATACGGCAAGCTCTTCTACGTTGTCGCTTTGCTTCGTGACTTCCTGCTCGTCGCTCTCAATACTCCCTAGCTCTGCTTCAACTTCTTCGCGCGATCTGCAATATCTGTCCCTTGTTTGGCTTTGAATTGTTGCTATGCGATAGTCTAGCTCATAAGATGCGACACCTGGATTAAGGGGAAGAGTTTTCATCTGGTATGTTGTTTGACCGATAGAGGCCAGGGCATGACGTTTCTCTAAATGGATTAAATAATCTTCGATGGCTGCTTTGTTTGTCTCTTTCCGCTCTCCAATAGGTTCTTTTATCAGTGCTTCTACTGCCTCGCTTAGATCAGCGATAAATTCCAATGCTTCGATAGGGCTGTACCAGTTGACAATAAGCTCTTGCAAGGATTGGAGGGTATCATCGTCAATATCCTTTGTGAGCATAGCATGATAGAAAAGGTCTTCAACAAGGCTTAATGCTGCTCTGACTTGGTGGGGGCGGTAGGAAACAACTCGGAAGCCTAAATCCCAGGTAGGCCATTCAATCCACTCCTCACCGTCTTCTCTTCGTCGTCTCCCCTCTTTATTATCCGCTTCTTGCCAGCGTCTCACGTATTTTGCCCAAAAATCACTGACAGCTTTGTTTCTATGCTTCCGCAAGTCTTTTAGATCAAGGCGGGGAATGTGCTGTAGGCCTGGGTACAGGTCAATATGTGAAAAGAGCGGCGATACCTCGCGGCTATCTGCTGGTACGACCTTAAATGCTATGACGCTATGTGCTGTGAGGGTGGCCGTTTCAACTTCTGGCAATCGAAGCTGTACCCGCGTTTGGTGTGCAAGAGTCTGACGGATTTTATATTTCCTCGCTCCCGTAAACAGCCTGGCTGTGTCGCGGGTTGCAAAATATTGGAATTCGTCAATATATAAGCTAAAGCCTGGCCGCGCTGCTTCTGGAACATCCTGAAAGCTAAAGGTTGCTGCATATATTTGGGAAAGTATCATTGTGCCAATAATCGGAGCGGCGTGTTCATACCCTGGCTGCTCAACTGGTAGCTTGATTAAAATAATTTCTTGGTTCTCGATGGCTTCTCTAAAATCTATGGTTGCCTCTCTCTGGCAGATAATATTGGTTATCACTTGATCGGATAACCAATCATTAAGGCGAGTTCGCAAAGGAGCAGTTTCGCGCCTCTGCACGCTTGCGGAATTCGTATCGTATTCGAGCTGCCAAAACTCTTTTAGCCGCTTGTTTCGTAGTGTCGCGACTTTGGCGGCGCGGTAGTTTGCATCAAGAAGTAAGGCAGGAATATCTGCCATTGTCATTGAGTCAGCATGTTCAATAAGAGTTTCAGTGACTGCTTGTAAAAGCATGGGAAGCAGTAACCCGCGATTTTCTGACGGCCAGATTTTATCAAAAATACTCGCGACTCGGTTACGGGTGGTGGTTCGCTCGCGGCTGTCTGTGATGTCGCGGCAAGCAAATATATTAAAGCCAAATGGATATGCTTCGTCCGTGAGGTCAAGTAAATAAACTTGCCATAGGTGGCTCTCTTCCATCCGCGAGATAATATTATCAATGAGTTGGCCGTGTGGGTCGAGAACAATAACAGCATGATTTCTTGCGATGTCCTGGTAGATCATGCCCTCTAAAAGTGAGCTTTTGCCGACTCCTTGTGTGCCGATAATATAACAGCCTGAACACCGCGAAACATCGTCAACGGTGATTTGCTGGCCTGTAAATCTGTCCGTTCCCAAGTCGATATAAGATTTGCTCTCTTGTAAGTTGTCTTCATCAGTAGGAGAATATTTTGAGACTGTCTTGACTGGCAAGGAAAAATGGATACCAATTCCCGTTTGGGTGATCTTGCCTGCTTCAAGCAGAACCTGTCCTGAGTTCTTTCCCCAAGCCATACTATAGTGCCCTGGTTGTAGAGTGGTAAAGGTAGCAGCGAAGACTTTTTCCCTGCCTGTCATCCATTCAAGTACTGGCTTTTGCTGTTTCGCCCCATTCGTACTTTCTAAAGTGATAGTCGTACCTCGAAGCTCTCTTGTTGTGTAAACAATAAGAGCAGCATCACGCGCTCCTACTTCAATAGTGATACTGCCTATTTGTGCTTGCTGAACGGCTTGTTCTGGCATTCAAATCCTGCATTTCTCACGGCTAACGATATATCCATCCAACTACATGAAGTACTTTAAGAGCAGCTTGTGAAAGTAATGATACTCCTATCCTATCTGCCTATTTTAACCCCATACCGCTTTAGTAAATCCGCCATCGCTTG